TCGAGCGATGTATCGCCGAGAAGTCGAGCAACCCGCCGAAGGCGATCGGAGTCGACCTCGCGAAGTCCGTTGACTACACCGTCGTCTGCGGTCTGGACGAGGCCGGCTCCGTCTGCCTGCTCGAGCGATGGCAAGCACCGTGGTCGGAGACGATCGGACGCATCGAGCGGATGCTCGGCGAGGTGCCAGCCTTGATCGACTCCACTGGCGTCGGCGATCCGATCGTCGAGGATCTTCAACGGAAGCAGCCTCGCGTCGAGGGCTTCAAGTTCACGCAGGTCTCGAAGCAGCAGCTGATGGAAGGTCTCGCATCAGCGTTCCAGACCGGACGGATCCAGATCCCGGACGGCTGGCTGCGGACTGAGTGCGAGACATTCGAATATCAATACACGCGGACTGGTGTTCGCTATGAGGCTCCGAGCGGCATGCACGACGACGGCGTGTGTGCTCTCGCTCTCGCGCTCCGCTGCTTGGATACGACCGCGCGGACCGGCTTCGACTTTAGGGTGCTCTGATCCATGCCGATCTCTGATCTCTTCGGACTCCTCCAGAAGCGGCAGACGACGCCGGACAAGTACCTCGGCTCGAGTGTCAATATCGTCAGCGGCGGACAGCACGGAGCCCAGCGCGCTCCGTTCTCGCAGGTCGCCGGCATTCGGTCGTTTCGGTCCTGGGTGTATGCGGCGGCTCAGATCAATGCGAACGCGGTCGCCTCGCTGCCGCTCCGCCTCTACGCCAAGAAGGACGCGACGCCGGTCGGCACACGGGCGATCCCGCGACACCGCAAGGCGTATCTGATGGGCGACGCTCGTGGCGAGCAGCGGCCGGCGGCGTCAGTGATGCGGAAGGCGGTCGCGTACGGCGACGACTTCGAGGAGGTCACTGGCTCGCATCCGATCACGGATCTCCTCGCTCGAGCGAATCCGTTCCTGAACGGCTTCGACCTGTCGGTGCTGCGAGTGCTCTATGGCGAGCTTACCGGCAACGCCTATCTGCATCCGATCATCGACGAGGGGACCGGGCTGCCGGCGGAGCTCTGGCCGCTGGCTCCGCACTACGTCGAAGTCATCCCGTGCGACGACGAGTTCATCAAGGGCTACGTCTACGGCGTCGACTCGCAGCACAAGCAGATCTTCGATCCGGACGAAGTGATCCACTTCCGCCGGCCGAACCCTGGGAACTACTTCTACGGGCTCGGCAAGGTCGAGGCCGCGTACGGCGTCATTCAGGCGAACGAGGCGATCCACGAGATGGACCTTGCGACGTTCGCCAACTCGGCGCGGCCCGACTACGCAGTCGTCGTCAAGGGCTCGCCGACCGGCGATCAGCTCGACCGCTTCCAGCAGCAGGTCGAGAACCGGCTTCGCGGCACGCGGAAGGAAGGCTCCTTCATCGCGATGACCGGCGACGTTCAGTTCACGCCGCTCAACTTCCCGCCAAAGGATCTCGCCGGCCGCGAAGAGATCGTCGAGGAGATCGCGGCGGTCTTCGGCGTGCCGGTGTCGATGCTGAAGGCGAACGATCCGAACCTCGCATCGGCTCAGACCGGCTTCGCTCAGTGGCGAGAGGGCACGATCCTCCCGCTCTGCCGCATGGACGAGGAGGAGCTCAACCAGACACTGCTCCCGATGTTCGGGCTCGAGGACACGCACTGCCTCGCGTACGATAATCCGGTGCCGGCGGACCGAGCGTACGAGCTCCAGGAGCGTCAGACGGCCGTCGCCGGCGGCTGGCGGACGCCGAACGAGGCACGCATCGAGGAAGGCAAGGAGCCGATCGACGACGAGTTCGCTGATCGTCTTCTGGTGAACGGCCAGCCGATCGGCGGTGCTGCTGGAGGGTTCGGCGGTGGGCTACTCTCCATGGATCCCGATCCCGCCGACTCAGGTGGCGAGGCCGGAATGGACGGCTATTTCGCGTCCTCGCTGCTTCAGTCGCTCCGCGAGCGGTCGCTGACGGGCTACACGGCGACCAAGATGCTCCAGCAGATCGGCTTCCCGCGATCCGTCGCCGAGCGGATGGTCGAGGCTGAGGAGAAGGCCGCCGATGATGCGGCGAAAAGAGAGAAGATTCACCGCATGCCGGGCGAGCCGTTCGATGACTGCGTCGAGCGTGGCATCGAGGTCGTGCTTGCCGAGGGCTACGACCGCGACCAAGCCGTCGCAATGGCCTACGCGATGTGCGAGGGCTCGAAGCGTGCCGGCGATGAGAAGGCGATCGAGGACGTCGACCTTCAGCCGACCGAGCAGATGGCGGCTCTCGCTGAGCGTGGCCTGAAGCTCCGCGAGGAGTACGGTCGCGGCGGCACCGAGATCGGCGTCGCTCGGGCTCGCGACATCAAGAACCGGGCGAACCTGTCGCCGGAGACGGTCGGCCGAATGGCGAACTTCTTCGGTCGGCACAGGGTCGACCTCGAGGCACCGGCGGCCGATCCTGGGCACGAGGACTACCCGTCCGCCGGCGTCATCGCTTGGCTGCTGTGGGGCGGCGATCCGTCTGATCCAGACGGAGCCGGTGCGGCGTGGGCGGATCGGAAGATGGACGAGCTCGAGCGAGCCGAAGAGAAGGCCGACGAGCCGACCGAGGAGAAGGCGTGCGGCTGCGGTTGCGAGACGGTCACGAAGGCCGCCAAGGTCTACGAGTGGCCGGAGGAGACGAAGTGGTATCGGCTCTCGATTGAGGGACTCGAGGACGACTACGACCGGCTCCGACCGAAGGCAGCCGAGGACGAGCCGACCGCCGACGACGACATCCGAGACGGCGAGCGGAAGACGCCGGCGATGGCGATTCGGTCCATCGTCGAGGACGGCCTTCAGAAGGTCCAGACGCGGCTCGTGAGGGCTCTCGAGTCCGGAGAGATCTCATCGACGCCTCAGAAGGCCAACGGCCGCGAGAAGGCGATCAGGAAGATCCTCGAGGATCTGGCGGGCGTCTCGGGCAAGATGCTCGAGGATCTCGTCGCGGCGTTCGAGTCGGCAGCGATCGGAGGCCAGTCGGTCGGCATCTCGCGGATCAACGAGATCCTTGCCGCGACCGGAGCCGGGCGGATCTCCGTGCCGGCGGTCTCGGACGCTCTCGCCAAGGCTCTCCAGAAGCGGGCGGCTCTGATCGTGCAGGGCGTCGTCGACGAGACGGTGCGGGCGTTTGACTCCGGTCTCGGCCAGACGTTCTCGATCGAGAAGGAGATCGAGCGGCTCCGCTCGGGCTACGGCTACAGCCGCGACCGGGCCGAGGTCATCGCTCGGACCGAGTCCGCCAACGCCTACCACGAGGGCCAGATCGACGCCTGGAAGCAGTCGGAAGCCGTCGAGGAGAAGCACTTCCTCAAGGCTGCCGGAGCGTGCGAGTTCTGCGACGCCGTTGCGAAGCAGTACGGACCGGGAGCGAAGGCACTGCCGATCGACGCTCCGATGGTCAAGGCCGGCCAGACGATCAAGGGCACCGGCGGCGGCACGTTCAAGGTTGGCCGCAGTTCTCAGGGCATCGTGCATCCGAACTGCCGGTGCGACTTCGTTCCAGTTCTGAAGGACTTCGGATGATCCGCAAGACTCTCTCCGCCAACATAGAGAAGGCCGCCGGCGTCAAGGTCGAGGCGACGATCACGACCGAGACGATCGACCGCGACGGCGAGGTGCTGATTTCGCAGGGCATGAATGCCACTGAGTACGAGCTGAACCCGGTCGTCTTCTACAACCACGACTACGCTCAGCCGATCGGTCGGATCTCCGAGCTCCGTCGCGGCAAGGGCAAGATCGACGCGACGATTCAATTCGCGCAGCGACCGGAAGGCTTCGAGGGCTCCTACTTCCCGGAGTTCATCGAGAGCCTCGTCGATCAGGGCATCGTCAAGGGCATCTCGGTCGGCTTCGTTCCTGAGGCCGGAGGAGTCCGCAAGGCGAGCGCGAAGGATCGCGAGGACTACGGCGAGCAGGTTCGGCAGGTCTACTCGAAGTGGAAGCTGCTCGAGGTCTCGGTCGCTCCGCTGCCGGCGAACGCGACCGCACTGGTCTCGGCGGTTCGCAAGGGCGTCATCAACAAGGACGACGCCGTGCGATGGCTCGACTTCGACGCGAATCGTCGGATCATTGAAATCAAGATGCCGGGTCGTGGGCGTCTTTCGACTCTCTGAGATGCAACGCGACATAGTCGCGATCCGGGCGGATGGCCGCTAGGGCCGGGCCGATGGGTCAATGACACGAGCGCGAATCGTTCTGGTTATTCACTCACAAGCCAAAGGAACTAGCGATGAATCTGAAGACCATCGCGCAGATCGAAAAGGATCTGCAGAACCTCGCCGACCAGGTCGGTGAGTCGGGCTTCGCCAAGGCGAAGGCTCTGTACATGGAGAAGGTCGCCGTCGTCGACGAAGAGGGCACCCCGCTCTCGGCCGACGAGATCGAGGTCGTCCTCATGCCGAAGCCGGCCGAAGACAAGGCCGACATGATGGAAGAGGAAGAAGAGAAGGCCGTCGAGGCCGTCGAGGCTCCGGCGGCAAAGGCTGCTCCGGCTCCTCGTCGCAAGGCCGCGTCGGTCGCCGCTCGCATGTCTGCTCCGGCGATTGCTCGTCCGAAGGTTTGGGGCTCGCTCAAGAACTTCAAGAGCGACGATCGCGGCGACGCCGTTGAGAAGGCTCTCCGCTTCGGTCACTGGCTCCTCGCCTCGAAGGGCAACCGCAAGAGCCTTTCGTTCTGCGATCGTCACGGCATCGAGGTCAAGGCTCATACCGAAGGCGTGAACTCCGCCGGCGGATTCCTCGTGCCGGACGAGTTCGAGACCGAGCTCATCTCGCTCCGCGAGCAGTACGGCGTCTTCCGTCGCGAGGCTCGGGTTCGTCCGATGTCGAGCGATACCCTTCGCGTTCCTCGCCGTTCGGCGACTCTCTCGGCGAGCTTCGTCGGTGAGGCGACCGCCGGCACTGAGTCGACTCAGACCTTCGAGTCGGTCCTGCTCGTCGCCAAGAAGGCAATGGTCCTGACCACCGTCTCGAACGAGCTGAACGAGGACGCCTTCGTCAACCTGGCCGACGATGTCGCGGGCGAGATCGCCTACGCCTTCGCCAAGAAGGAAGACGAGTGCGGCTTCATCGGCACCGGAACCTCGACCTACGGCGGCATTCGTGGCGTCGTCGACATCATTGAGAACGGCACGGCCGCCGTGCAGTATTACGACTCGGCTCTGTCCTCGAGCTTCGCCGATCTGTCGCTCGACAACATCGGAGCGTTCATGGGACTCCTGCCGGCCTACGCCGACACCCCGAACGCGAAGTTCTACATGCACAAGGCCGTCTGGCACGGTGCGTTCGAGGCGGCTCTGACCTCTGCGGGTGGAACCTCCGCTCGCGAGATCAAGGAAGGCTATGCCGGTCAGCCGACCCTCTTCGGCTATCCGGTCGTCTTCACGCAGGTCATGCGGTCCTCCTACACCGCTGACAAGATCGTCGCTCTCTTCGGTGATCTGACCCTCGCGGCCTCGTTCGGCGATCGCCGGCAGACCACGATCCAGATCTCGGACTCGGCTCTGAACGCTTTCGAGCAGGACGAGCTCGCCATCCGCGGCACTGAGCGGTTCGACATCAACGTTCACGATGCCGGCGACAGCTCGACCACCGGTCCGATCGTCGGTCTCCTCGCCTGATCCTTCTGATGACTTCGGGGAGGCTCGGTTCGCCGGGCCTCCCCTGAAAGGGACTTTCAAATGCTGCACCTGCAGAACGCGAAGATCGTTCCGATCGTCTGCGACTCGCTTGACAATGCGTCCGCGACCACCGCTGCGATCGATACGGTCGGCTACGACTACTGTGAGATCATCGTTGTCACCGGCAATGTGCCGGCCAACATCGCCGCGCTCAAGGTCCAGGAGAGCGACGATTCCGGCATGTCCGGAGCCGCCGACGTCACTGGTCTCGTCTATGGCACTTCGACCACGATCGATGCTGCGACTTCGACTCTCCCGACCGCAGCGTCTGGCGACAACAAGTCGCGACTCTTCCAGATCGATCTGAAGAAGCGCAAGCGTTACCTCGACCTCGTGCTCACTGCCGGCGACGGCAGCGGCACTGGAACCGACTTCGCGGCGATCGCGATCCTTTCGCGTGCCGGCGAATCGCCTGCCGACACCGCGGCAGGCAAGGGTGTCACCGAGGCCGTCCGCGTCTGATCCTCTTTCTCCTTTCTGAGGGCGGGCGGGGGCTTCGGCTCCCGTCCGCCCAAAGGGTAGCAGATGGCCGTCGATACCTACGCACTCACGACGCTCTCGAGCCTGAAGAACTGGCTCGGCATCACGTCGGTCGATGACGACGTCCTCCTCGAGGACGCGATCGATCGGGCGACCGCCATCATCGAAACCCACTGCGACCGTAAGTTCAAGAGCCGCACGTTCAACGAGTGGTGCATGCCGCAGGGCGAGCGGACTTTCACGGTCGACAACTACCCAATCATCTCCATCGATCAGATCGCCTACGGTTCGGCGATCTCGATGACGATCTCGAGCGATACGGCGTCGACTGATGTCATCGCGACGGTCGAGAATAACGGCACGAACATTCGGCTCCGAAAGGTGACGTATGCCGGAGCGACCGAGCTGACGACGCTCGCGGTCGCCGATTACGTCAGCACGCGGCAGCTCGTCAACTACATCAACCTCGCTGTCTCTGGCTGGACCGCGACGCTCACTGAGAACGCACTGACGGCGAGCCTCTACCGATTCGGCGGTCGCGGCGTGATCGACGCTCCGTGCAACTTTGAGTATCCGCGCGACAACGTCTCCGAGTACCGCGTCGACTACGCGACCGGGCAGGTCCATCTCATCGCGGATAGATTCCCCGGCATCCGATCGGACGACGCCTCGGCAAACCGCTTCCCGTCTGGCTTCTATCCGGTGTTCGTCCAGTACACGGCGGGCTTCGAGACCGTGCCGGCGGATCTCCAGCAGACCTGCATCGAGATCGCGGCCGATCTCTATCGCGAGCGGAAGCAGGACAAGACGATCACGAGCGAGAGCCTTGGCGATTACTCCTACACGCAGGCCGGCGTCGCTGAGCTGCTCGAGGGACGCATCGGCAAGCTCACCGGCTACCGGGAGATCCGATGACCATCTCGTCGCTCGTCGATCGATTCGGCGTCTCGGTGTCGATCCTTCGGAAGGCGACGGACACGAAGGACTCGAGCGGCGGTCGCGTCGAGACGTGGGCTCGGTCCTCGACTCTGACAGGATTCCTGCAAGTCCGGGCGAATGCCGACACCGTCGCCGGCGGTGCCGAGCGATCGACGCAGACGGCGACGATCTACTTCCAGGGCAAGCCGACGATTCGCGTCCGCGATCGGATCTCCTACGGTTCGACGATCTACGAGGTCTCGTCGGTTCGTGTTCCGGATGAGCGTCCGCTCTCGGATGCCTTGTGCTACACGATCGTCGAGGCGACGGAGGTCTTCGGCTAATGGCATCGAAGCACAATCTCCGAGCGAAGCCGGTCAGCGACGCGATGCGTGATGAGCTCGCGTCGCTCGTCAACCGCACCGGGCTCTTCTATCAGACAAAGGTCAAGGAGATCCTCAACCTCGCGAAGTCGCCGCCGGCCTCGTCACCAGGACGACCGCCACACAAGCGGACCGGCACGCTCGGGCGATCGTTCCGCACGATGCCGACTCGCAAGGTCGGGAAGCGGATCATCCTAACGCTCGGCACGGACGTCGTCTACGCTCGGCCGCTCGAGTACGGTACGAGCCGGATGGCTGCTCGACCGTTCCTCGGACCGACCTATCGGAACAAGAAGCACCGAGCGGCGGTCGATCGTGAGATCGCGAAGGTGAGCGGCCGCATCCGTGCGGCGATCCGTCGGAAGGCAGGACCGCCACGATGAGCAACTACCTGATGCGAGGCTTCTATTCGCGGCTCAACGCTGACACGGGCGGCGGCACGAACGCAGTCCGGACGGCCGTCACGGATCGGATCTACGCTGTCGAGGCTCCGGCGTCGAGCACGCTTCCGCTCGTCGTCTACTCGATGGATGCTCCAGACACCGAGCGATTCTTCTCGGGCATCGTGCGATCTCGGGCGGTGTTTACGGTCTCGGTCTTCGGAAAGGTCGAGGTCGGTCCGGATGCGGTCGCCGACATCGATCGAAAGGTGTTCGACCTCCTCGATCAGCAAGCGGTAACGGTCACCGGACATGACCGAGGGTATATTCGAGGCGTCTCGCGTGGGACGCCGATAGCGGATGGCGAGTACTTCCGCTCCGATTCGACTTTCGAACTAGTCGCCACGACTACTTCCTGACGAGGACTCGCGATGACGTATGCAATCGGCTCGGACGGCTCGGTCACTATGCCGACCGGCTACAAGGCTCAGATCAACACTTGGTCCGCGACGCTTGCTCGAGCGACGCAGGTCGTCACCGGATTCGGCGACGCCGGCCATCAGCGACGTGCGAGCGGTGTTCTTGACATCACTGGCTCCGCCGGCGGCGTGCCGGAAGACAACGCATCTACGACAAGTGCCTTCGGGATCGGATCGAGCGCGGCCGGTGCTGCCTTGACCCTGAACATCACAAGCGGGACTTCGCTCGCCTTCGATGCAGTCTTTAGTTCGGTCGCCTTCTCTGTCACGAACGATGGCGATTCGACGGTCACGTTCAACTTCGAACTCAACGATACGAGTCCGACTTTGACGTGGGATGAGACTGCGTGATCCGATCCAGAGATCAGCTCTGGCAGGCTGGAATACTCACGCCGACCTCGACCGACTGGCGCGTCCGTTTCGTCTTCATTGACGGAACGGATCGCGTCGTCAGAGTGTCGCCTGGTCGCCTCTCAGAAGAAGACGCGATCATCCGTGCCAAGCGTCACGCGAAGATCTTTGATGAGACCGTCCTCGATCGTGTCGAGGCGGAACGAGCCGAGAAGTCGACTCAGGTCGCCGGCTTCGGCATCGTCCAGAAGTAAGGAGAGAACATGGAACCGATCGCGGTCCCAGTCGCCGATGGCACGATCCTCGTTCCTCGGCTGAAGGTGCAACAGATCATCGATCTCGCCGTGCTTCGGCACGAGCGAGAGCGGAAGGAACTCGTCCAAGATCTCGCCGATGCCGGCGTCGATCCCGAGGATCGACTCGAGCGGCTTCGGCAGCATCGGAAGGAAGTCGGCCTATCGAGCGTCATCGTCCGGTGGGCGTTCTCGGTCGACGGAGCCTACAGCATCGTCCGGATGGCGATGGGCGACTTCCCGGCCGAGCTCGAGGGCATGGATCCCGGCAACCTCTCACGACTGGCTCTGGCTTGCATTGGCGTCAACCTCGACGAGTCGGTGGAAGGTGGGGCCGAGGGAAAGGAGTAGACGCCGCCCGCGACTGGATCGCCGAGGCGGCCATCATCGCGAGGCATCTACCTGGCGTCGGCTCGCCGCTCGCTCTGCCGATCGATGAGTTCAACGGGTATTTGCGGTCGATCTTCGACTATCTCAAGAGGCAAGCCGGAGATTCCGGCGGCGGTCCTGTAGACCATCGAGCCTACGTCGAGCAGCAAATGAGGCGGATCCATGGCTGACTTTTCACTCGAGCTCGATGTCTT